TTCAAGTTCACTCCAAAAACAGAATTACTAAATATGATTAAAGTTGATTTATCAGCGATTATGTTCCCTGCCAAGGAGAAAAGAGTTGCACGAGAATACTTACAAGCACGTAAGATTCCCGAAGATAAAATCAATGATTTATGGTTCGTTGAATCAGCTCAGACTCTAAGTCTCTTATCACCTAAGTATAAGGACAGAGTTCTTGGTAACGACCCAAGAATCATTTTACCATTCTTTAGAGAGGATGGGGAACTCGTAGGAGTATCGGGTAGAGCAATTAATAACTCACCCCTTAGATACCTTACAATGAGGTTCCTAGATGATGACCCACTCATCTATAACATACAAAAAGTGGACAAAACAAAAACTATCTATGTCACCGAAGGCCCATTAGATAGTTTATTCCTTCCCAACAGTATCGCAGTCGGGGGAAGTGACTTTAAGAAAATAGACGATGGTATCAAAGACAATGCAATTATCATTTATGATAATGAACCTCGTAATGAAGAGATACTCAAGAAACTAGAAGAAGTGATTGAGTTAGGTTATAAAGTTTGCATATGGGACGACAAACGTATTGCAGACTGTAAAGATATAAACGATATGATAGTAAGTGGATTGAGACAAAGTGAGATAGTAGATATCATTAATACTTGTACATTTGAAGGTCTTTCGGCAAAATTAAAATTAATGGAGTACAAGAGAATATGAATTCAGAGTTCAAAGTAATTAAATCAGATGGGACAAAGAGACCTATTGATTTAGATAAGATACACAGAATGGTAGAGAAAGCTTGTGACGGTATCACAGGTGTTTCAGAGTCATCCGTCGAGATGAACAGTGGTTTACAATTTTATGATGGAATCACTACACGTGATATCCAAAAGATACTTGTAAAAAGTGCAAGTGATTTAATCTCATTAGAGAATCCTAACTATCAGTTTGTCGCTGCAAGATTACTACTATTTGGTGTACAGAAACAAGTGTTCAACACTAGATGGAAAGACAGTGAAATCTATCCACCACTAGGAGACATAGTTCTAAGAAACATAGACCACGGTGTGTATGATAAAGACATTCTTAATTATTATGAGAAGGAAGAGATAGACCAGTGTAATTCATTTATCAGACACAACAGAGATTTAACTTTTACATATGCTGGTCTACAACAGATAGTAGACAAGTATTTGGTACAAGACAGGTCATCCAATACATTATTTGAGACACCACAGTTCATGTACATGATGATTGCGATGACATTATTTAAAGACTACGGAGAAAGTAGGTTACAATATGTCAGAGGATATTACGATGCAATATCACAATTTAAAATTAACATCCCCACACCAATTATGGCGGGGGTCAGAACACCACTTCGACAATTTGCAAGTTGTGTTCTCGTCGACAGTGACGACACCCTCGACTCAATCTTCTCCAGTGACATGGCAATCGGTAAGTACGTTGCTCAGAGAGCTGGAATTGGAATCAACGCAGGAAGAATTAGGGGAATTGGTAGTAAAATTAGAGGGGGTGAAGTCCAACATACTGGAGTCATACCATTTCTTAAAAAGTTTGAAGCAACCGTCCGAAGTTGTACACAGAATGGCGTCAGAGGCGGAAGTGCAACAGTACATTTCCCAATCTGGCACGCTGAAATCGAGGATATCCTCGTCCTTAAAAACAATAAGGGAACAGAAGATAATAGAGTCAGAAAGTTAGATTACTCTATTCAGTTATCAGAACTATTTTATAAGAGATTTCTGAAGAACGAGGACATATCATTGTTCTCACCGCATGATGTTAAGGGACTGTATGATGCATTTGGAACACCCGAGTTCGATGCATTATATGAGAAGTATGAACGTGCAACTAGTATTCCAAAGAAGAAGATTGGTGCAAGACATCTATTTACAAGTTTATTAAAAGAAAGAGCAGAGACTGGCCGTATTTACATTATGAATATCGACCATTGCAATACGCATAGTAGTTTTATCGACAAGGTTAACATGAGTAATCTATGTCAAGAGATAACACTACCCACCGACCCTATCAGTCATATTGATGGGGAAGGTGAGATTGCGTTATGTATTCTTTCTGCAATTAACGTAGGTATTATCAAGAACTTAGATGAACTTGGACACCTATGTGACCTTGCAGTTAGAGGGTTGGAAGAACTAATAGACTATCAGAAGTATCCAGTGATTGCAGCTGAGAAATCAACAAGAGCAAGACGTTCATTAGGAATAGGATACATTGGTCTCGCACATTTCCTTGCGAAGAACAAGGTTAAGTATGATGACCCCGAAGCACATAAACTAGTGCATGAACTAACAGAAAGATTCCAGTTCGAACTACTAAAATCATCTAATCAGATTGCATCCGAGAAAGGTGCATGTGATTACTTTGATAGAACTAAGTACTCTCAAGGATTACTACCTATTGATACATACAAAAAGGATGTTGACACTATAACCCCACACGTGTTAAAATGTGACTGGGATAAACTAAGAACATGTATAAATGTGCATGGTTTAAGACACTCAACTCTTACTGCACAGATGCCTTCAGAGTCCTCTAGCGTCGTCTCTAATGCAACGAATGGTGTAGAACCACCAAGAGACTACCTCAGTGTCAAGAAAAGTAAAAAAGGAACCCTAAAACAGGTAGTTCCACAATACAGTACACTTAAAAACAATTATACATTACTATGGGATATGCCTAGTAATGATGGATATATTAAAGTACTTGCAGTGATGCAAAAGTTCTTTGACCAAGCGATTAGTGGTAACTGGTCTTATAACCCCGAGAATTATGACAAGGGTGAAGTACCAGTATCAGTCATGGCTCAGGACATGTTGAACACATACAAGTATGGATGGAAGACATCATATTACCAAAACACAATGGATGGTAAGGTAGAGGATGTAATTACAGACCCTAATTCAGCGTCTAACGATTACATACCACCAATGATGCACACTGAAGATGAGGAAGATTGCGATGCCTGTGCCATATGAAGATAAGACTGTAATATATACGTATCCCGACGAGGAGAGGATGAAAAAAGATGGAGAGACTCCTCAAAGACTAAGTGGTAGAACTAATCAGTTGACTTGGGACTTGATGAAAGATAGGTTTGTTGTCTTACGTAATTTCATTCCTAAAGATATTATTAACATGTCATTAGATACATGGAAGACTATTGAACACAATGAATCATGGGATGAAGCAATATTCAACAGAGAACATGAAATCACTCAAAACTCACCTAAAGATTCTTTAGGAAAATCTAAAGCTAATTACTGCACTCCGATGGCAGTTTCCCTACATAGATGGCTAAAGGAAAAATTAGACAACGTAATTGATATGGGATTAAGAGAAACATACTCTTATACTCGGAAATACGACAGAGGTGCATACCTAAGAGCTCACACTGATAGACCATCATGTGAAATAAGTGCAACCATATGTCTAGATTACAGGACAGATGACAATGCACCTTGGAAAATATGGGTACAGAACGATGGTAACTATGTCGACATGGGTAATATGGATGAAGTGTATGATATGTCTCAAGGATTACAACACAGAAATAGAAAAGGTATTCCAATAAGTTTAGAGCCTGGTGATGTTTTATTATATCAAGGGCCCAATGTAATACACTGGAGAGATTATTTAGTAGGTGATTACTCATACCACATCTTCTTACATTTCTTCAATGAAGACAGTAAGTTATTGAATATAGACAAAATGCATACAGACATAGAAGACCATTTTGCATTATCGTTTGATGGAAGACCACATAGATATGCAGATGAAAATAGTGAAGAAGTAGTTGGTAAAACCAAAGAAAAGTTTAGAGAGTTTGCAAACGTATACCACAATGTAGTAGATAAGAAAGCTAACTTTGCAAATAATTATGATGATTTTGAATTAGACACAAGAAAAAAGAGGGCCGTGAAAGAATGACAGTATTTAACAAAAAAAATGTAGACTTTACAAAGGAGTCTATGTTCTTCGGTGAAGAACTAAACACGCAAAGATTTGATGTATTCAAGTACCCTATATTTGACAAACTAACACAGACACAATTATCATTCTTTTGG